TCATCAAAATCTGTAATATATGCAAAATTCTTTCCTGATTGACCAGTCCAAGCTATTTGTCTATATGATCCATTAAAATCAGGATTGTTTCTAACACCATCTGCTAGATTGGCTGCTGTTTCAAATTTGCTAGTATTAATTTGTGCTATAGCTAAACCCTTACCATATTCATTGTTAGTCATATAATCCAATAATGCTAAAGCAGGGTTATCACTCCATTTATAAGTTGAGGTAGTTCCAAATGTTTGACTAGAATCTCTAGGATCAAAAATCTTTCTACCTTGCACCTCTACTGTAAGTTGTGGCACTCCTCTCCAAATTTTACCTTTATGGTCAAATTTAAAAGTAGCTGCTATATAAGCTATGCCATTTAGTTTATGAGAGCTTGTAAATTTAGAACCTATAGATGCATTTAACATAGGATCTACAGTTTGACTTGCTGCACCATGATGTAGATTCAAAACAAATCTATATTTATCGGTTGGATCAGTGCCAATAGTTCCTGCAGATAGTTCTTGTATGTCAGGTGAGTCGCCCTTTTGATCTGCTGTATTTAAGCTACCGCTACCCGAACTAATTTTATCAGAACCAATATAACCACCATCTCTAAATCTTGCTGAGTCAGTTATAGATGCACCATCTAATTCTATAGACAAACCATCTATATTTTCTATTTCACCAACTGATAATGCATAGACTACAAATAAGTGCTTTGAATTATTATCAGCAGTATCCATAAATACTACTTGCGAACCAATACGTCTTGATCCATAAATAACAGGAATCTTGCCACCAGCAGAAGTTTTTTGAGCAAGAATAGATTGCCCTTGTTGCATCATATCTTTTAATTCAAGATAACCTTTTATACCAACAGCAAGTGTAGCTATAGTTAATACACTAGATATAATTGTTGCAGCAGTACCACCTACTCCTAAAAAAGTTAAAAATCCAATTATCATTAGTCACTACTCCAAATAACATCTTTTTTAGATTGTGTAGCATATTCCAGACCTTTATCTCCACTACTAAAATTCTGCTGAGATTCATCAGAATAATGTCTGCCCTTAGTAAGATTCCAATTTGCCCAATGTGAAGCTACAGTCAAAACAATGCTTGATTGATCTATGCTTTCAGATATTGCAACGTGTCTTATTTGACCAGTGAAATAATTTATTGCACCAACTAAATTTTCATCTGTATCAAAATAAGCTAAATATACATCTACAGTTTTGTTTGTGAATGAACCATCTTGAACTAATTGCAATATAGAATTAGTAACATTTGATAGCTGTATATCAATCTCGTTTACCTCTAATTTACCTGTTTCAGTTGTTGAGCCAACTTGTAAAAATGAACCGCCAGCTTCATAACTATTAGAATCGTAAGTAACATTTCTATAATAATCAGTAAGTCTTACTGTAGTAGATAAATTTAATTCAATTAAAAATGCAGTCTTTGTCGCATCTGCTGAAACCTGTGTTTGTAATCCTGATGATAAACTTCTTGGCATTAGGTGATAACCTCTCTAACATCAAATGAAATACTATAAAAACCACTTATATCTGTTGAATACATAATTTCATCACTTTCAAGATAGACAGTAAATGCAGGTTTATTAACAGTAACAGCTTCATTATCTGCTAGAGAAGAAACAAGATTTGGTGATATTGTAACTGTTGCTGCTCCTCCTGAAGCATTGACATCCGATTCAACCATATAAACCTTTGAATGATTAGCAAACTTTATTAAATCACCTGCTTTTAATGCACCTGTTGTTTGAGAGAAACCATCTAAAGCTATAGTATTGTCACTAACAGAATGTACTCCATTAACCAATATATCGGTTTCTGATTTACTTGCTCCTAAATTATCTAAGGGTGCAGCAATAGTAAAGTTCTCAAAAGAACCTTTTTGTTTTTGTAAAAATGCAAATACTTCTTGAGCTTTTGCTTGTTGTAATGGTGGCATTTGCACAGTAAAAGAAAAATATTGACTACCTATTTGTCTTACTTGTTTTCTACCTGATATTGTTTGATTTAATAAATTAGGTCTATTATCTTTAAAATTTAAAGTGCTAAAATTTGGATCAGTGGGAAATTGTCCTGACATTATACTACTCCCATCTTGCCCTGATTATTCATGGCATTATTTATTATTTGTGTTAATAATCCTTTTCTTGATGTTAATAACTTATCAAATCCTTGTGCATCTACTGTATTAATATTGAAATTGACTGTAGTGCCACCTACTGTTTGTCCTTTTGTATGGTCAATTACAGTTTCATTTGGATGTAATATAGCTGGGAATCCACCTCTACCATCTATACCACCAGCTCTAACACCCATACCTGTATAACCACCGCCTTCCATACTATCAGCAGCAGTTTTAAAAACTTTACCTATTTTTGATTCAGCACCAAAAGCTGTAGCACCAAATCCTAATAAATTTTTAATAATATGAACTCTTATTAATTCATCAATTATTGACTTAACAATACTAGTTGCTAGATTTTTAAAATTAAAAAATTCTTTATTAGTAAAATCAAAAAATGTTTTAAATGAGGAAGTAAGAGTAGAAGATATTGCGTTCATGCTTTTTACACTATCTAAAGCACCACTAAAATCTTTAGCAGCTTCTAAAGCAACTTTTTCTCTAAGTTTTTCTGCTTTTTCTAATGTTGCAATTTCTTCTTTTATTAGTGCAATTTTTTCTGATTGATCTTTAATATTTTTATTTCTTAATCTACGTTCATTACCTATAGCTGCATTAAATTGCTCTTGTGTCTTTTCTAATTTAGCTAACTCTTCTTGTAATTCAGGGATGGTTTTAGGAATATCAATTAAACCCAATGCATCCATAAACATCAATACTGAATTAGCAGCACTAATAAACATATCTTGCATAGGAGCTAATATTTGTCTTTTAAGAATATTCATAGTGTCATTGAATCTTTCTGCTCTTCTTATAGTTTCTTCATCAAGAACACCTGTAGCTGACTCAGCTAATTCTTTCATAGCTTCAGCACCATCTTTACCCATAACAGCAAGTTTTACACCTGCTCTACCCATAAGATCAGCTAAGATAGCATTTTTCTCAAACTGACTACCAACTCCATCAAGAGCTTCAAATAAATCAACAAATACTTCTTCAGAACTTCTAACAGAACCATCAGTATTTTTAACTTGTACTCCAAGTTTTTGTAATGTCCTACCAGCCTCAGAAGTTCTAAGTTGTGCCTGACCTACCATCTTGGTAAAGTTCTGCATACCTTTGTTAAATTCTTCAGTAGTTAGACCTGCTTGTTGTGCAGCAAATTGATATTTTTGTAAAAATTCTGTATTGACACCAATAGAATCAGCAACTTTACCAATAGTATCTGCTAGTTGTAATGCTTCATTTCCAAATTGAACAATTTGTCTTACAGCAAAAACACCAGCAAAAGCACCAGCTAATTTTTTCATAGCTTGTTGTGTATTATTTATATTTTTATTAACAGAATTAAAACCCTTTTTACTTTGGTCTTTTGCTGTAATTCTTAATTTATAATCAGTTGCCATTTTTTATTTGCCTATTCTTTTCTTCTAAATATCCTAACCATCCTGTAAATTCCGATAAGGTCATTTTCTTTTCTAGCTCTTCTAAGGTGCAATTAAGCATCTCGGCAAGATAATATTTAGCAAATAATTCCTTATCGTTTGCTACTTTTTTACTTGTTCTTCAACAGTAGGACTACTCATTATTTCAGTTGCTACTCTTGCAAGAACATCTTTATCTACACCATTCATAAGTGTATGTTTGTCTGATAGATCAAATACTTTTTCACCATCAGAATCTAAGGCTTTGTATATTAAGCAATAAGCCATTAATGCTACATCGTCATTCTTTGCAAATTTTTGCAGTTTAGACATTTCTGCTAGCGTTAATGGCTTTGCATATACTTTAAGAACCTCTTCTCCATCACTCCACTCAGGTATCTCAATCTCTTTGATTTCTAATGAATCAAAATGAGCTTTAGCCTTGTCTATTATTTTCATAATTAGACTGTTGTGCTTGTTAATGCACCAGTTCCTTGAACTGAAATACTAGCTTCAACCAATCCATCAAATGATGCACTTCTTGTAACACCAGTAACAATAGCTGAACCACTGTAATAAGTATCACCACTATCAGCACCTTCAGGATAAACATTAAGAGTAACTTCTGATCCAATGGTTAAAGCACCTTGACCTGAAGTATCAGTTTCATCCCAAAATACATCTATACTTCCTGAGAAAGAAGTCAATGATGATTTATAGGTTCTTGCAGTATCACCCATTGAAGTATCTTCTAAAGTATCAGCAGTTTCCTCAAGTGAGTAAGATCTTATTTCAGCTACAGCATTAGAACCGACTTTTACAGTTCCTTCACTTCCTTTATGTGTTGCCATTTTCTACCTCGTCTTTCGACTTTTTCTTAGAAG